ATGATCGCGCAGGGCCTCGGCGATCCGCGCCGGCTCTACGTGCGGTTTCAGGGGGTGAGCTGAAATGGGTGTTCGTTCCTGGCTGCAGCGGCAGATCCTGACCACCCGGCATGGCCGCGCTGAAGGTCGCCGGATGTTTGAGGGCGCCCGGCGAAACCGGCTGCTCCATGACCTGGTGGCACCAACGACCTCAGCTGATGCTGAGCTGCGCGTCAGCCTGCAGGTGTTGCGCGATCGATGCCACCAGCTGGTGCGCGACAACCCGTATGCGCGGCAGGCCAAGCGGACCACGCAGATCAACGTGGTGGGCCCGCGTGGGATCCAGATGCAGGGCCAGGTGATGAAGGCGAACGGCACCGAGAAAGACACCCGCCGTAACCGGCTGCTGGAGGATGCCTGGCGCCGCTGGTGCCGGCCGGATACGTGCGACGTGGCGGGCCGGTTGTCGTTCCACGGCTTTGAGATGATGCTGGCCGGCAGCTTGCCGGAATCAGGCGAAGCGCTGGTGCGGATCGTGCGGCAGCCAATGGGGCAGGGCCGCACGCCGCTGGCGCTGGAGCTGATCGAGGCGCACCAGCTCGATGAGGACAAGTCAGGCGTGAGCGATCGCACCGGCCACGAATGGCGACTGGGCGTGGAGATCAACCAATGGGGCCGGCCCACCCGCTACGCGATCCTGACGCGGCATCCGGGTGATGTGGAGCTGGGTCTGAACCGCCGCGGGGTGGAGCGGAAACACATCCTGGTGCCGGCGGCGGACATGATCCACGTGTACCTGCCGGAGCGGATTGGCCAGAATCGTGGTGTGCCGTGGCTGGCGTCGGTGATCACGACGGTGCATGGCCTGTCGGAATATGAGAAGGCGCATCTGACCAGGAAGCGTGTCCAAGCGGCATCACTGGGCTGGATCCAGACGCCTGAGGGCGAGCTGATCGGCGACGCAGTGGAGAACGGCCAGCAGCTGATCAATACGGAACCCGGCAGCTGGAACATCCTCGATCCAGGGCAGGTTCCGGTACCGCCGAACTTTGGGCCTGATGATGGCCAGTACGACAACGTGGTGCGCAACTTGACGCGGCGGTTTGCTGCTGGGTTCGGGTGCTCGTATGAGACCCTGAGCCGCGATTTCAGCCAGACGAACTACAGCAGCAGCCGGCTATCAATTCTGGAGGATCGTGACCACTGGCGGGTGATTCAGTCGGTGCTGATTCAGCACTTCCACCAGCGGGTGTTTGAGGAATGGCTACGCGCTGCGATGCTGGCGGGTGAGCTGCCATCGCCAGCGTTCAATGATTACTGGACGCGACCGGAGCGCTACAACGCTCCAAGGTGGCAGGCTAGAAGTTGGAGCTGGGTAGATCCGGCCAAGGAGATGAAGGCCGTGGAGATGGCGCGTACGCTGCTACTCCAATCGCATAGTGAGCAGATTGCCGAATACAGCGGCGAACAGTTTGAGCAAACAATGGCGCAGATTGCCATGGAGAACGAGCTGAAGGAATCACTGGGTCTGCTGCCAACGGTGGAGGAGTTGCCCGAGCCTGCAGCGGAACCACCGGATGTGGAGGATGACGACGATGATGAGGCTGAGGAACCGGAAGCTGAGCCCACGGTATCCGTAGCCTGAGGCCAGCGACTATCAGACCTTGAACCTAGACAAACTCCGCGGGCCGCAGCGGCGTGAGCTGCAGATGGGTCTGCAGATCGAGGAACGCACCGACGAAACGCTGACGTTTTCGTTCAGCTCTGAAGCGCCGGTTGATCGCTGGTTTGGCCGCGAGATCCTGGTGCATGAAGAGGGCGCGATGGATCTGAGCCGCATGAATGATGGTGCACCGTGGCTCTGGAACCATGACCGTGATGTAATCCTCGGCGTGGTGGAGAAGGCCTGGCTGGGTGATGATCGCCGGCTCTACAGCACGGTGCGGTGGTCGCCCAACACCACCGAGCGTGGCAGCGAGGAATACAAGCGCCGCCAGGACATTGAAGCTGGCATCACGCGCAATGTTTCGTTTGCGTATGAGATCAAGGAGCTGGAGGAACGTGCCGATGGGTTCTATGTGACCAGCTGGCCGGTGCTGGAGGTGAGCAGCGTTTCCGTCCCGGCGGATCAAACGGTGGGCCTGGGCCGCGCGATGGACGAGCCGGCTGTTGAGCCTGACCCCACACCTGAACCGGTCGCGCCGGCTGAGGTGACCGTCAAGGTTGACCCTGAGTGGATCAAGGAGGTGATCGCCACGGTTGACCCTGAGGCGATCAAGTCTGCTGTCAGAGAATCACTCCATAGCCTGACAGCACAGACCGCCGAGCGGACTGATTCCCCTGACCCAATCCCGATGACCACCGAGATCAACGTGGCGGAGGTGCAGCAGGACGCTCGGCGCGCCGAGCGCGAGCGTGTTGCCACCATCCGCGGCATGTGCGAGCAATTCCAGCTGCCTGAGCTGGCCGAGAAACTCATCAACGACGACGCCAGCATCGATGCCGCCCGTGCGGTGGTGATGGAGCAGCTGGGCATGCGCAAGGTCGAGTTCCAAGGCCGCGTGCATGATGCCGGCAATGCTGAGCTGGGCCTGAGCAAGCGCGAGAAGCAGCAGTACAGCTTCCTGCGCGTCGCTCAGTACCTGTCCGACCCCAACCCCCGCACCGCTGAGGCCGCTGCGTTTGAGCTGGATGTGGCCCGCGCTGCGCAGGCCAAGCACAGCCGCAGCGCTAACGGCGTACTGATCCCGTGGGAAGTCCTTGGCTCCAGCCGCGCTGCCACCCCCGGCCAAGTGGTCGGCACCTTCGGTGATGGTGGTGCACTGGTCGGCACCGATCGACTGGATGCACAGTTCATTGATCTGATCCGTAACCGTTCGGCGTTCCTGAACAGCGGCCTGACGATGCTCTCCGGCCTGGAGGGCAACGTTGAGATCCCCAAGAAGCTCAGCTCCAGCCAGTACTACTTTGTCGGCGAGAACGCTGATGTGACCAACTCGAAGCTCACCTTCGGGCTGGTGAACATGATCCCGCGCACCATCGGCGTGCGGGTGCCGATCAGCCGCCGGATGATGATCCAGTCGAGCCCCGACATCGAGAACCTGGTGCGGATCGACATGGCGGAGAGCGTGGCGCTGGGGATGGACTACACCATCGGCTACGGCACGGGCAGCAATGGCCAGCCGCTGGGCATCATCAACACCACCGGCATCGGCAGCGTGACGCTGGGCGGCGGCACTGCCAAGGCATTCCCTGCGAGCCTCGGCGGCGACGGCAGCACCACCCACAACTGCGGCGACTGGGCCGATTACGTGGACCTGGAGACCGAGCTGGCGATCGACAACCTCGACGCTGGTTCGATGCGCTACCTGATGAACAGTGTGGTGCGTGGTGCGCTGAAGCAGACGCTGCGGGCCTCTGCTGCTGGATCGGACTATGTGATGACCGACGCCGGCACTGTGAATGGCTACCCGGTGACGGTGAGCAATCAGCTGCAGACCAACGATGTGCTGTTCGGCAATTTTGCTGACTGCATCGTGGGGATGTGGAGTGGTTTGGATGTGGTTGTTGATCCCTACACCCAGAGTGCTAGCGGCCAGGTGATCCTGACCGTGCATCAGGACTTCGACGTGGCGGTGCGCCGTCCGCAATCGTTCGCGCTGGCTAGCTGATGATGAGGCTGCAGATTCTCTCGAACTGCAGAGCAGACGGTCGCCACCTCTCCATGGGTGAGGTGGCGGACCTGCCCCAAGGTGTCGCTAACGAGCTGTTGGCGATGGGCATGGCGTCGATTGCGCCACTGCCTGAACCTGAACCTGCCCCGGTCTGTCCACCTAAGCCGCGGCGCTCTGTGAAGACTTCCACCCCTGTTTCAACCCCCACCCCGGAGGAATGATCAATGGCTATTCAGCCCCGCGCGCTGGAGCAACTCCAGCCGTACACGGTACTGGCACCCACTACTGTCAGCACCAATAACAACACCACTGCCATTGATGTGAGCGGTGTTGATGGCGACCTGCTGCTGCTGCTGTATGCCGCTGCTGGCGGCGCTACCCATACCATCAAGGTGAAGGTGCAGTCCGGCAACGCATCCGACGGCAGCGATGCTGCGGACGTGGCCGGCGGCGCCTTCGCTGATCTGGCTGATGCTGCTGTGCTGCAGAAGCTGTCGATCCCCCGTGATCAGGTGGGCAAGTACGTGCGGCTTGCCTTTACCGATAAGGGCGGCAACTACTCCGCCACCGTCACCTGCCTGGCAGTCGGCGGCGCCCGTTACGCGGTTTGATGATGATCCAGGAGATCGCTGATGATTTCCTGCTGAACGACTTCGGCTCCAGCGTTACTGCTGGGGCCGTTGTTGGTTTGGGGTTTAAGGATGAGATCAGTGATTACGTGATGGGTGATCGTGTGATCTCAATCGACTGCACGCTGACTGTCCGTACTGACCTGTTTGGCGGGCTGCAGTACGGCGATACGGTGCAGCATGGTGGTGAATCATACCGGCTGCTGCATGAACCATTGCGGCAGGCGGATGGACGGTTCTGCGTGATGCTGCTGGAGAAGTTGCCGGTGCCGTCTGCTGGCAATGGAGGGCTACCGATTCAGACGAGCGAACAACAGCCGATCGTTACCTTGTAGGTATGGCAAACCCCACCACGATTTCAGGCCTGCCCGATGCACCGCTGCCGTTGCACGGCGCTGAACGGGTACCGATGGATGATCTGGTGGCAGGTGTCACCAGGGACGCGAGCACGGAGGCGATTGCGCAGACGCTGCCGGATGCGACGACCAGCAACCGAGGAGCGATGACGGTTGCGCAGGCGCTGAAGCTGGCGGGGATCACCACCGGCGCCACTGCGAACGCAACGGATGCACAGCTGCGGGATCGTGCAACGCATACGGGCGAGCAGGCGATCGGCACCATCACGGGGCTGGCGACAGCACTGGCCGGGAAGGAGGATGCGGGCACGGCTGCGGCAGCTGTTGCAGCGCTGGTCACGCAGCTGCGCAATGCACGAAAGGTCTACGTGTCGCTGGAGGGCAACGATACAAATAACGGCACCAGTATTGCCGAACCACTGCGCACGGTACGCGCTGCTGCACTGGCTGCACTGCCTGGTGATGTTGTACTGATCGCACCCGGCACCTATACGGAAACGATCCTGCCGATCCGCTGGAAGTACGACGTCACGGTATTCGGTGCTGGCCTCAGGAGCACGATCATCCAACCTGCTGCTGGCCAAGAGTTCAACGACATCTTCAAGGTTGATTCCGGTTTTTGGTGCTGGGGTGTTTCGTTTGCTGGCCACCAGGCTGATGCGACGCAACAGGCATGGGCGATTGATTTTGATGAGCTGGCCGACAACACAGCACGCGGCGCGGTTGGCCTAGGTGCGTTCATCCTGAAGTCGCCATATATCCAGAACTGCACCTCGATCACCGCCGAGGATGATGCCGGCGTTGCTGGTTCTGTCAGCACCGGGAACACGGGTGGTGGCATCCGGGTTGATGGCAGCAAGTGTGCTCTCAACAGTCCCATCAGGTCGATGGTGGTTGATAGCTACACCCAGGTGAATCTGGGCGGCCCTGGCTGTCTGGTGCTGAATGATGGCTATGCCCAGCTGGTGTCGTTCTTCGGAACGTTCT